ATGAGACTGCTCAAACAATAGGAAACACAACAGAAACTACAGAACAAGAAGTCTCTTTTTCATCACAAGACGCTCAAGGATTTAATCGTTCTAAATTAGCAAATATGATGGGATATGGTGATTTTACACCACAAGGTCAAAGAGAATCTGTAGCACAACAAACTGCACAAAGTATGGGTATGAGTATGGATGATTTACCTGATGCAGTTTCAAAAGCATTAACTAAAGATTATAGTGGATTGATGAAAAAAATTGATGAAAAAAAGAAAGGTGAAGGGGGGTTTAGACCATAATGTCAGGAGAAGCACAATATCAACCACCAGACTTGTTCGTTGAACCTGAAGATATACCACCAGCAACACCTGGTCCAGTAGCATCAAAATTTGACCAAAATGTAGCAGTTGGGATTGACTTACCATTTGTACCAGATGGTCAAGGTCAGTTTAAAAGAAATTATTCTCAGATAAAACAAGCAAGAGCGAATATGGTTAACTTGTTGTTGACGAGAAAAGGAGAACGATTAAACCATCCTACATTTGGTTCTAATTTGTGGAATATACTATTTGAACCAAATGTTCCTGAGATATTGAAAGAAGATATAGAAACTGCAATAATGGAAGCAGTTGATAACTGGTTACCATATATTTTGATTAGAGAGATAATTATTAATGAGACACCAGATGATATTGATAGAAATATACTGAAACTATTGATTAGATTTTCTTTACGAGATGATATAGAAAATTTTGACGAAGTGTTTATATCTGTAAATGAGACTTTTGGTCTTGTAAATTCAAATGGTGAAAATCAAAGTTAGAGAGAAAATAGATGGCAGAAAATACACAACCTTTAAGTAAAGAGGTAAAATACTTAGGAAAAGATTTTGCATCATTAAGAGGTAATCTTATTGATTTTGCAAGAATATACTTTCCTAATTCTTACAATGATTTTAACGAATCATCTCCAGGTATGATGTTCATTGAAATGGCAGCGTATGTAGGAGATGTTCTTAATTACTACATTGATAATGCAGTTCGTGAAAATTTATTATTACATGCTAAACAGAGAAAAAATGTTTACGAAATAGCAGAGTCACTTGGATATAAACCCAAAGTAACATCACCTGCTAAAGTAAAATTACAAGTGTATCAAACTGTGCCAGTAAAGGATACTGGAATAAATTCAAAACCAGACTATGACTATGCTTTAACAATAAATCAAGGTAGTGAGTTTGCTTCAACATCAAATCCAGCAGTAACATTTATTACTGATGTGGATGTAAATTTTTCTGTTAGTAGTAGTGTAGATACAACTGATGTTAGTGTATATTCTGTTGAAGAAGGAACAAGTCAACCATTATTTTACTTACTAAAAAAAGAAGTACAAGCAACTGCTGCTACTTTGAAAACTCAAGTCTTTAGTTTTGGTACACCTGAAAAGTTTGGCACAGTAAAGATACCAGATACTAATGTTATTAGAATAATAAAATGTTTAGATAGTGATAATAACAAGTGGTATGAAGTTCCATTTTTAGGACAAGAAACGGTATTTGAAGAAGTAGAAAATACAGCAAAATTTGATACAGAGTTAGCACAATATAACGATACTGCTCCATATATTTTAAGATTAAAAAAATCTGCTCGTAGATTTACTACAAGAATAAATTCAGACAATACAACAAATATAGAGTTTGGTGGTGGAATTTCTAATGACCCAGATGCATTCTTGATACCAAGTCCAGATAATGTTGGTTCAACATTACCAGAAGGTTTAAATAGTGTTGATACAAATGTTGACCCATCAAACTTTATGTATACAAGAACTTATGGTCAAGTACCAAGTAACACAACTTTAACATTTACATACTTAGTAGGTGGTGGTTTAGAAACTAATGTGGCATCCAATGATATAACAACTGTAAAAGCAATATCAACTACTATTGATGACTTTGGAAAAGATGTCACAAAGATAGCAACTGCGAGAGCATCTGTTGTTGTTAATAATGAACAACCAGCAACTGGTGGTGGAAATGCAGAATCACTTGATGAGATAAAACAGAATGCATTAGCAAACTTTGCAGCACAAGGTAGAGTTGTTACCAAAGAAGATTTTATAATTAGAACATATTCTATGCCACCAAGACTTGGTGCAGTAATGAAAGCATATATTGTTCAAGATGAGCAATTAAACGAAAGTGAAGTTAAACAGAAAAAAGAAAATGATGAAAAGATAATTAATAGAATTTCTAATCCCTTGGCAATGAATTTATACACACTTGGTTATACTGGAGATAAAAAGTTAGTATCAGTAAATCAAGCAATAAAAACAAATTTAAAGAACTATCTTGGACAATTCAGAATGTTAACTGATGCTATAAATATTAAAGATGCATTCATTATTAATATTGGAGTAAACTTTGATGTAGTTCCAGTACCAACAGAAAACGCAAATGTTGTTTTATTAAGATGTATAGAAACCGTAAAACAATTCTTCAACATTGACAAATGGCAGATAAATCAACCAATCTTAGTTGCAGATTTACAAAGAGATTTATTCTTAACAGAGGGTGTTTCTAATATACCAACTTTAGAGATAATAAACAAATATGATACTGATTTAAATTACTCTGGAAATGTTTATAATATACAAGAGGCAACAAGAGATAACATTGTTTATCCAAGTCTTGACCCGTCTATATTTGAAGTAAAATTTCCAAACACAGATATACAAGGTAGGGTGGTAGCATAATGATTATCCATTTATTTCCAGAAAAAGACGCAACATTATATGAAGTTTCTGCTTCAATGAATACTGGTATTGACCAAGCTTTAGAATTAGAAAAAGTAGTAACACAAGCATCAACACCAAAAAAATTCAATTCTCGTATTGTTCAAAAATATGACATATCCACAGTTTCAGCATCAATAGTAGATGGTACGATTGGATTGGGATTTAAGGCATATTTGAATCTACATACATTTGAAGAGTATGGTATTCCATATGACCATGAGATTTATGCATATCCACTATCACAATCGTTCTCAAATGGTACGGGTAGAAAACTACAAAGTCCTAAAAATTTTAATGGAGTAAGTTGGCAATATAGAAATTATAGCACTACTACAAATAGTGGTGATATTTGGGCTACAGCAAGTTTCGCATCCACATCAACTGGTTCCTTTACAGAAAACGCAGGTGGTGGTACTTGGTACACAAGTTCTGCAGCATCTCAAAGTTTTAGTGGTGTACAGACCGATGTTAGAATGGATGTTACTGATATTGTAAAAGGTTGGTTAAGTGGTTCAAGACCTAATGATGGTTTTATGATAAAGAGGTCAACTGCTGATGAGTCTTCTGGTGAAGAACATGGTAGAATATCATTTTTCTCAATGGATACTAATACAATCTTCCCACCAAAATTAGAGTTCGCATGGGATGACTCAAGTTTCTCAACTGGAAGTTTATCAGAATTAGAAGCAGAAGATAAGATAGTATATTTTAAAAATTTAAGAAGAGAATATGTTGATGGAGAAAGAGTTAGATTTAGAATAGTTGGTAGAGAAAGATATCCATCAAGAAGTTATACAACAACACTACAATCGTTAGATACAAATTATTTACCTACATCATCTTACTATGCAATAAAAGATGCACATACCGATGATTTCGTAGTTCCGTATGATACATCATATACAAAAATATCATGTGATGCGAGTGGAAGTTTCTTTGATATTAGAACCGATGGTTTACAACCAAATAGGTATTTCAGATTACTAATAAAAACTGAAAGAAATGGTTTGATTGATATATATGATGACGGATTTTTCTTCAAAATAAAGAAAAACTAAATTAAATTATGGCCAGAAAAAAGAAAAGAAAGAGAAGTGGAATAAGAAACTTCGGAAGTGTTAACATAAAGTTAAATATACCTTGGAATGATAAAGGTCAAGGTAATAAATCTTTTTTTAAAATTGTGGATAAAAACCCTGAACTAAAAGAATATTTAACTAAAGAAAGTTTTGATAAGTTATATGATACTGAATTTTCTGAGTTTAAAAAAGAAAAATCAACTCCTACAACAAGTGACCCATTCGGAGATGCATTATCTTTGATACAAAATGGTAATATGACACCAGAACAAGTTCAAGCATTTTTATCAACACTTTTAGGTCAAACAACATTTGGAGAAATTACAAATTTTGAAAATCCAGATAATAGTGTCGGTGATAGTTATGTTTATGCTTTTGGAGATGGTACACCACTTTTCAATCCAGAATTTATAATAAATTTACAAAACCAACTTGATAATCTTGGCATAGATTTAGAAGATTTACAAGACCAATTAAATGATAAAAATGATGAGAATGAATTATTGGTATCTTCCTCTGATTCACTTTCAGAACAAAACGGAAATTTACTAACTCAAAACGCAGCATTATTAGGTGAGAATATAGGTTTAAGAGCAGAGTTAGCAAAACAACCAACATTTGGAGAGAATGGAATTGAAAATACTGGACTACCAACTATTGAATTAACTGGAGACCTAAATGATGAGGGTCTACCAACACAGATAATTTTAAATTGTGGTATGAATAATGTAACATCAAAAAGCGTAAGTGTATACAAAGTTACCCCAGAAGGAAATGTTGGTGTAGCATTAAATGCTGATAGCGTAGTTCAACCATCCGCGGCTGGAAATGTCAGTTCCATAACTGGTGGTACTGGACCATTACTAAATATTGAGGTTGACCCAGCAAACCCAACTG